ATGCCATTTGAATTGTATGACTTCCAAGAAGAAACACTCAATGAGTTTTTAGACAAATCATACAATGTCATTCTGAAAGCCAGACAATTGGGTATTAGCACTTTGTGTGCAGCCTATGCCGCATGGATGGCTAATTTTTTTAAAGACAAAGAAATCTTTATCCTTGCTACAAAGAGAGATACAGCAACAAACCTAGTTGATAAGGTAAGAGTTTTCTTAGAAGAAGTGCCAGACTTTTTGAAAAGTGGTTTACTAGTTGACAATAGACAAAGTATTGAATTAGAAAACGGTAGTAAGATAAAGGCTGGTGCTACAGGTTCAAACTCAAAAGACGCTGCACGTTCAGAGGCACTTAGTTTATTGATTATTGATGAGGCAGCTTTTATAAAAGCTATGGATACTATTTGGGTTGCTGCTCAACCTACGTTGGCCACTGGTGGTGATTGTATTGTGTTGTCCTCACCAAACGGTATTGGTAATTGGTTTCACAAAACATACATTGAGGCAGAGGCAGGGACAACAGAAAAAGTTGGTAATGCTACAATATCATTCAATCCAATAAAGTTGCCATGGAATCTTCACCCCGACAGAGATGCTGAGTGGGGTAGATTAGAAAAAAGAAAAATAGGTGAACAAGCATTTGCACAGGAACACGATTGTGACTTTCTACAATCGGGTAACAATGTTGTGAGTGTAAAAGCATTACAATGGTATGAAGAACACCCCACCGAAGAAGAACCCGCTGATGATGGTTTTAGACCATTCGTAAGAGAACCCGAAGAAAAGACTTGGGTTGATAAAGGTTTATGGATTTGGAAATACCCCGATTACACAAAAGAATATCTTATTTCTGCTGACGTTTCTCGTGGCGATGGAAAAGATTATTCTGCCTTTCATGTTATAGATATAGAAAACTATGAACAAGTTGCAGAGTACAAGGGCAAAGTAAACACCGATGCTTATTCTCATCTTATACATAACACTGCTGTTCAATACAATAACGCCTACATCGTAGTTGAAAATGCTTCTATGGGTCACCATGTCGTTATGAAAATATTAGAGATGGAATATAAGAATATGTATTGGACAATCAAAGACCTAACAAAAATACATGAAAGTAACGCCAATCAATTACAATATGATATTTACAATGTGCCAAAGAATGCAGTGCCTGGCTTTACTATGAGCATGAAGAGTAGACCAGCATGTATTGCACGTATGGAAGAAGATTTAAGAACACATGATTTTACCTTACATTCAAAGAGAACCATTGCTGAGTTAGAGACATTTGTATTTCATAACGGGAAACCAGAAGCACTGTCAAGTTATAATGATGACCTAGTTATGTCTTTATCAATGGGAATGTATGTAAGAAACACAACTTTGAAGTTTAATTCTCAAAACGAAGAGGTGACGAAAGAAATGCTTTCGGGCCTCAATTTTAATAATACACCTTTTGAGTATGGTGTTTATGGTAATCAAAACAATAACAATGACAGTGAATTTACATTTGATGTCGGCAACGGTCAGAAAGAGAGTATGAGATGGCTGATATGAACGGATGGCAGCAGTATCAAAAATTGGTCATTGATAAATTAGATTCACACGATTCTGATTTCAAAACAATAGAAGATAAACTCACAAGTATTCAAGTAGAGATCGCTACCTTAAAAGTAAAGGCAAGTATTTGGGGTGGGATTGCTGGTTTGATTCCTGTGGTATTAGGTATAGTTTTATTTTTCTCACAACAAGGATAGTGAACAATGGCAGATAGGTTTGACATACTGAGAAGATTACTACGTGGTGGTTCTGCACAGTATAAAGTCCCAACAGAACGGCCAGGCAGTAATGCACAGAAAAGAGCCTTTGATAGTTTTCAGAAAGCATCTCAAAGTCTTTACGGTGAAGGACTAGTAGGTGGTGCTGATCGTATTGATAGAATAAGAGACTACGAAGAAATGGATCACTATCCAGAGATTACAAGAGCGTTGGACATTTATGCTGACGATAGTACAACCTATTCTGAAAACGGTAAGAGTGTAGAAATAGTTTCAGACGATGACAAGATAGTAGCAGAGTTAGAAGAATTGTTTTACCAGAGGATGGACATTGATTTCCACCTGTGGACTTGGATAAGAAATATGTGTAAGTATGGTGACCATTTCAACCTACTAGACATTGTAAATAAAGAAGGTGTTCTTGGATGTATCGCCTTACCAGTTGGTGAGATAGAAAGAGAAGAAGGTTATAACAACGACCCAAACAGTTTACGTTTCAAGTGGCTAACACAAGGTAATACTGTATTTGAAAACTATCAAGTATCACACCTAAGAATACTTGGTGATGATAGGTTCTTACCTTATGGTCGTTCAGTATTAGATTCATCACGTAAAGTTTGGAAACAACTATTGATGGCTGAAGATGCCATGTTGATTTATAGAATTAGTAGAGCACCAGAACGTAGAGTGTTTTATGTTGATGTAGGAAACATTCCCCCCAAAGATGTAGAATCCTACATGCAACAGGCAAGAGACAAACTAAAAAGATTGCCTAATGTAAATCAAACAAACGGACAAGTTGACTTACGATATAATCCCGAATCAATACTTGAAGATTTCTTTATTCCCGTCCGTGGTGATAGAGGAAGTAGAATTGAAACATTGCCTGGCGGTGAGAACGCTGCTGCTATTGAAGACATTCAGTATCTACAAAACAAGTTGTTTATTTCGTTGGGTGTACCAAAGTCATACCTTACAGCCGAAGAAGATTTGAGTGGTAAGTCAACACTAGCACAAGAAGATATTAAGTTTGCTCGGACAATACAAAGAATACAAAAAATTATTATCAGTGAATTAGCCAAGATAAGTTTGATACACTTGTATCTAAGAGGATACGATGAAGCATCTGTTTATAACTTTGACTTGAAACTAACCAACCCATCTACAGTTACAGAAATGATGCAACTTGATTTGATGGATAAGAGATTTGGTGCAGCAAGAGACATTGCTGATTCAGAGTTGATTTCTAATGAGTATGTTCAGAAGTCTATACTTAAACTTTCTGATAGTGATATTGCTAGTATAAAGATTGATAGACAAAAAGAAGCATCAGAGAAGTTTATTGTTGACCAACTTGAACAAGGTGAAAGTGCAGTAGGTGGAGGCGAAGAAGGTCAACTACCAGCACCACCAGCTAGTAACGAAGACGATGACAACAGTAGTAATGAAACAAAAGTTCAGAAGAGAAATAAATCAAGAGAGATTGCTAAGGATATGATGCCTTACGACCCGACAGGTACAAGAGAATTGCCTGGCTATCCAAAAGATTATACCTATAACGAAACAGGTATAACTAGTAGAGCTAAACAGAAGAAACAAAGACCAGACATATTGGATAAAACTATTTCAGACATTATGAAGTTCAATACTGAATCAAATAATATGTTGGAGTCTTTGAATCGGGATAATAGTGAGGAAAAATTAGATAAATCTACACTAAAAAGTATCGTAAGTAACCTTTAGGAATCCTTTTTTATATTTATTTTAGTAAACTATATCATTTTCATAATTTGGGGCTAATAATGAAACACAATAAACAGAAAAATGTGGGCATAATGTTTGAGATTTTGAGCCACGCTGTTTTGCGGGAAGTTTCGGAAAAAAGAAACCGTAGAGCAGCAAGATTGTATGCTCTAATCAAAGAAAACTTTCTGAAAGACACAGAAATCTCAAAAGCCTATAAGATTTATTCACAGTTTATTCATAGTGAAGCAAGAAACGTCTACTCGGCTAATTTATTCATTCGTAATCTTATAAAAGAATATGTAGTGAATGTAGATAAAAAGAAGTTAGACGCCGAACTAAATAGATTATCAGAATCTATTTCTCGTATTACCAATAAAAAGAATCTTCTAAAAATAAATGTACCTAACTATAAAACAATTGCTAGTTTTCATATTAGACTACATGAAGATAATCAATACATTAGTTCCAAAGAAAATTTGATTATTGATGAAACATTATTAGATCATTTGTTAGAGAACAAGGCCGCCAAACGTATCCGTGACGTTAGGGAACAATCTAAGTATGAGAAGAAAACCATAGAAGAGATACAAACTGAAAAACTTGCTTTGGTAATAGCCCTACAAAAGTTTGATGACATCTACGGAAAACTTTTGACCAAAGAACAAAAGTTGTATCTTGAAAAATACTATACCACAGCCGAACCTGCTAAGTATAAGCGTTGGGTAGATAAGAAAGTAAATAATCTAATAGATGAGATTGCTAACAAGTCACCAGCTATTACCGATGAAAAGATTGCCGAAAAGATTGAGTTAGTTAGTGAAAAACTAAAAGGTATAGTTGAACAGAAATCTGTAAGTACCAGTAATTTGAAAGACATACTACTTATAGTAGAGATGAAAGACAAACTAGATCTTTTTTAGGAGATAAAAATTGGCAAGCGAAACAATATTAAGTAAGTGGCAAGCACTTTTTCCAAACAATTCACCAGAATCAAATGCAAATG